ACAGTAGCAACTGCTTTTGATAAGACAATATACACAGCTTTAGATTCAGCAACAGCTTCAACAGAAGACTCAGTTCCACTAACTGTGGATGATATGTTTGATGCGGCGGCTCAAATCAGAGGCAATGGTGAAATGGGACAACTTTATGGAGTTCTAACACCAGCAGAAGGTACTAACCTAATGAAAAACATTGGAACAGCCGCTTATGGTGGTGGTGACTTCCAAACTGAAGCATTAAGAACTGGATATGTTGGTCAAATTGCTGGCATTCAATTGTTCATGTCTTCTAACATTACAACAGCTAACACAGCTGGTTACATTTTTGGTGAAGATGCAATGAGAATTGCTATGCAGAAAAATGTTGACATTGAAATTGGTAGAAGAACTGCGGCAGTAGGTAATGATGTAGTTGCATCTTTACATGCTAAAGCGGCACTAATTGATGCTAACAGAGCAGTTAAACTAATTAATGTTTAATTCATAATAATACTAGAGGGCTTTATGCCCTCTAGTATAACTGGAGATTTAAAATGGCATTTGCAACAAATGAAAACTTACACACATATGCACCTGAAGTCTTTGATCAGGGTGTAGATGACTGGTCATCAGAATTAGCTTTGGCTGAAACTGATGTAATCAGTATGATTAGAGTCAAATATTGGAACAAATATGAGACACCAAGTAGTTTCAATAGTGCAAGACTAACAGAATCTCAATGGCAAAAATCTACAGTATACAAAGCCTTGTATGGTTATATACTTCCTAAACTTTCTACATTTAGACCAGAAGGTGATCCTTTCAGAGAACAAATTACTTTTTATAAAGAAAGATTCAATGAAGAGTTCAACTTACAATTTGGTTTAGGTATTGAATATGACAAAGATGGAAGTGGATCTATTGATGAAAATTCAGAAGTAAATAGATTTAGACAAGATAGGTTATACAGATAATGTCTAGAGAAAATATAGTTAGTGAATTTGTTAGAGTATTGAAGGCTATGAACACAGTCAAACTGGGTGTTGTTCAAAGAGATCCAATAATTATTTCTGAGCTACCAAAGACAGCATTTCCTGCTGTTTATGTTGAAACTGTTGAAGAAGACAGAGAAAATTTAGCAATGGGACACATCAGAACCAGAAGAGCTATGATGGAAATTGATTGTGTTATTGTAGTTGGTGGCAAAGAAAGAGACAAACAAAGGAATCTAGTAGTAGATGCTATTGAGAGTCAATTGGCTCTTGATAAAACTCTAGGTGGAACTGTAAAGGATTGCAGTTTGACAAGAATAGAACTAGTTCAAATAGGTGAATCAGAGCCTTATGCTAGTTGTAGAATGATATTCAGCATAGAATATCATTATGATATCTAAAGAGAGGTATAATTATGGCAACATATGCAGGACAAGGTGGAGCACTCCACTTTAACACAGCAGTAGGTCAATCAACAGGTACAAATGTAACTGAAGTAACTAACTGGTCTATCTCATCTGAGGCTAATGCAATTGAAACATCAGCTATGGGTGATACTTTTAGATCTTTCACACCTGGTCTTAAGACTTGGGAAGGTACAGCTGACATTGTATGGACTGATTCAGCAGACACTGGTTCAGTAGATACATTATTTCAAATTGGTGACACAGGAACAATTTTCTGTTATCCTTTGGCAACTGATACTGACATGAAACTTTCAGGTGATGTTTTAATCACTGGTATTGAGTATGTTCAAGACCTAGAAGATGTTATGAGAGCAAGTGTTTCTTTTCAAGGAACAGGCACTCTAACAGTTGATAACAATTTAAATTAATCAAAGGAGGATAGATTAGTGAGTGAAGCAAGAAAAACAATGAGAGAATTGTCTACTGAGATCAACACTGATCTATCCAAATTTGTTCAAGAGTATATTGTTACACTAAAAAGTACAACTCCAATCAGAACTGGTAGAGCCAGAAGAGGTTGGCAGAATACATTTAGAAAAAAAGCTATTGGCAAAGGCGGAACTTTCCCTATAGCAAAAAATGATGTTCCATATATTGGAGTATTAGATGATGGCAGTAGTAGACAAGCACCCACAGGTATAGTTGAACCTGCTCTTAGAAAAACAAGGAAAAGATAATGAAAAATAAAGTATTAGCAAAAGCAACAAGTCATTTCAAAGAAACACTTTCAAGTGGCTTGAGAAGTATTGAAGTTCCTGAATGGGAAACTACAATTTATTACAGACCTGCTTTCACACTTGCAGAGCAATCAAAAGTTTTGGAATTCCACAACAAAGGTCAATTGGTAGATGCATTGATTGAAACACTTATTGTAAGAGCCAAAGACAGTGAAGGTAAGTCTATCTTTCAGCCAGGTGAGAGACAAATTATTAAGAATGAAGTTGACCCAGAAGTTTTAACCAGAGTTGTTACAGAAATGAACAGCGGTGTAGGTAAGGCTGAAGCAGAATTGGGAAACTAACACAAGATACAGATATACTGTTCTTGTTTAAGCTGGCAGAAAGTTTAGGACAGACTGTATCTTGGGTGATGCACAATGTCAGCATTCTTGAGTTGAAAGGTTGGGTTAAGTATTATGAACACCAACACAGACAACAAAAGAAAGCCCAACAGAAGGGTAGAAGAAGGACTAGGTAATGGCAGATTATAAGATTAAAATTAATGCTGAGGACAATACCAAAGGTGCCATAGGCAATATTAACAAAGGACTTGGTGGATTAAGTCTTAGTGCAGGCAAAGTAAAAGCGGCCCTTATAGCCGCTGGTGGTGCTTTGGCGGCATTTGGTGTAGCAAACAAAGTAAAAGACACAATTGATAGTTTTGATAATCTAGCCAAAAGTGCTAGGATGGCAGGTGCCGCTAGTAGTGAGGCCGCTTTCAAAGGCTTCCAAGTTTTACAAACAGCAATGGGTGAGGCAGGTATTGATGCCGCTACCTTTGAAAGAGCAATGCTTCAAACTACAAGTAGATTGAAAGCAGGAACAGAAGGACAAAAGAGTTTTGCAAAAGTAACAGACAAGTTAGGTGATGCTATTCTTGACATGAATGGTAACCTAAAGTCAGGTCCAGAACTTTTACAAACAATGATCAATGCCTTGAATGAAGGCACAATCACAACAGAAGACTTTGCAAAAGTAGTTGGTGGTAGAGCTGGTCCTCTTATCCAACAACAATTTGCAAGTATAGCAGGTGATGCTGAAGGACTTGCGGCAATAATGAAAGATGTTGAAGCAAACAGCAATATTGTAAGTCTTGAAGCAGGAGAAAATGCAGAGAAATTCAATGATACTGTAGGTAGACTAGAAATGGCTTTCCAACAATTAATGACAGATGCCATAACACCTCTCTTACCAATGTTAGTTGACCTAGCAGAAAATATATTGGCAAAAATGCCAGCATTCATTGAAGGTGTCAAAAATGCATTTGAAACATTACAACCTGTATTCAGCTTATTAGGCACAGTTTTAAGTGAAGTTATAGTGCCATTTATGAAGGCATTGTTTGAGGTACTAGGTAGTATAGCTACAGCAATAAGTCCGCTTGTAGAGGCGGCTATACCCGCTTTAAAGGCGGCTTTTGAGGGCATTCAGAGTATTATAGAATCATTGATAGGTTTCTTTGGTAAAGTAGTTGATGGCTTAACTGCCATTGGTGATAAAGCAAAAGAACTAAAAGATGGTGTAACTGGATCTTTCAAATCAATGAAAGATAGTGTTGTAGATACAGCTGGTAACATGACAGATAGTGTTACAGGCTTCTTTAGTGATATGTATCAAAAGGTTGTTGGTGGATCAATTGTACCTGATATGGTTAATGGTGTTCTCAGTGAGTTCAACAGAATGTCCACAGGTATGCAACAATCTAGTGCAACAGCAACAAGTGCAGTAACACAAGACTTCAACAATCTAAGTCACACAATAGAAAATGATTTTGCAAACAGTTTAAGTAATGCATTGAGTGATGGTAAACTAACACTATCAGACTTCCAAGGATTCTTTAGCAATGTTATGACACAACTTATTAATGATGCTCTAAGAGGTGGTAATGGTATTGGAAATATCTTTAGTAGCTTGTTCAGTGGACTTGGTGGACTATTTGGTGGCAGTGGTGGTGGAGGCGGCATTGGCAGTTTCTTTAGTAGTGCTGTCAGTAGCATAGGTAGTTTCTTTGGAGGCTTATTTGCAGATGGTGGTTACTTGGGCACAGGTCAAGTAGGTATTGTAGGTGAAGCAGGTCCAGAACTTATAACAGGTCCTGCAAACATAACACCTATGGATCAAATGGGTGGCTCTGTGACAATAAATATTAATGCAATTGATACACAAACAGGAACACAATTCTTGTTAGATAACAAAGGTTCAATTGAAGGTATTATACAAAATGCCTACAACAGGAGAGGGAAACCAGGTATAGCATAATGAAGAATTTATTTACATATCCAAATAACAGTAGCACAAACTTTTTTAATCCAACTTATTATGGTGCACTGGTATCTGCTTCACAAATAGTAAGTGGCACAGAATATTATATTCAAACAGTTGGAACAACAGATTTTACAACAGTAGGTTCACCTAACAACAATGTAGGACAGTTTTTTACAGCCACAGGAACACCTAGTGGAACTGGAACAGCTTATATAGCTAGAACAGGTATATTGAATAAAATGTTAGATTTGAGAGGTGAAGCCTACAGAGCCTGGCCAATGACTTTCTGGGGAACAACTAACCATAGTACTCAAATTCAAAGCCTTAGTAAATTTATAAACTATTTTGATGATCAAAAACATGGATCAAATTTAAGCATATATGATTTTTACAAACAACCTTTAACAGTATTCTCAAAAACAGCTTATGCTGTACCTGTAACAAGTAAACAAACAGTAGTAACAAGTGCAGGTGAACCTATTTGGCAAGTAACTCATAATACTGCGGCACATATAAATGACAATGATATTGTTGATTTAAAAAGTGATCCAAGTGGTGGTAGCACAACAACTTTTTATGTAGATGCAATTGGTGATACTGTAGCAAGATTATACACAGCAGATGGACCAGCTACACCTTATAACAATGGTATTAGTAGTGTTAGAAGAAATAATTTTCCTATATTTGTAAGAAAAACATCAGGTGTAAAAGCTATATTTCAACAAACAGGTAATGGTAGTACTGGACCAACAGCTCCATTTGGAAATTATGATGATTCAACACCAGAAAGATTAAAATTCTTTGCAAAAGATGGATCAACAGGAAATCCTTTAGATGCTGACAATGCTGGTGCATCAAGAACTACAAGTATTAGTGCAGGTGATATTCTTTATGGAACAAAAACTACTTTAGACACAGAATTAGGTTATAGTTTAAACAGTTTAGACTTGTTTACAAATACAGCTAAAAGTACTGTTCCAACAATGACAGAAAAGTATTATGGAACATTACAATACACAATAACAAACAGTAACCCAAGTGGTAATATAATTGTAAGTATGACTGAGAAAGCCTTGTTAGATATAAGTGCAACTGCAACTGGAACTTATACTGCAGGTACAGTAAGTAGTTTGGCTAACCTAAGAGCTAAATTAGCAACAGAAAGTGATGTAGCTACAGGTTTTGGACAACCACTTGCAAGAGTTACAGTAAGTGGTGGATCAGATATTACTGAAACATCAAACACATTCAATATGGATACAAGTTTAGATTATGATAACTTATGGTTTGTAAACTATGATAGCACAAGTGGTAGTGAAGCTGTAAAAGTAGCCAAACAAGCTGTTGCAAATACTGGTAATGCTTACACAGGTTATAGATCAATAGCAGGTGGTTCTAGTGCAACTGTAACTATTCATTTTATAGATTATGCAATGTTGGCAAGTGGAACTGCTGAAACAACATTTATGGATGGTATAAACAAAAGTCATAGCAATGGTATTGCAAAAAGATTAACAGTAGGTGAAAGTTTGGCATACAAATATTTTATAAGTGGCAAAACAGATATTATAGGTCCTGGTAATAAAAGATTTGATTACAAAGATACAAATAATGCTACAGCATATGGTGCAAGATTTAGTGGAACATATTATGAACTCAGTGGAAGTTCACAACCAACTAGTCAAAGTTTAACAGCTGATAAAACACCTACAATAGCTATAAATCTAAATGGTAGTGGCTTTTTAACAGGTTATGGAACACTAGGAACAATAACTGACAAAGTTGGTGGTGTATGGGACAATGGTGGTGATGTAGTATTAACTGTAGATGCATTGGCAGACACATATGCACCTAGAACACCTAGTACAGTTGAAGCAGATGAAACATTTGACACAGATGATTACTGGGTTAATCCTGCATTTCCTGAAGGCAATCAAACTAACAAAGCATTTCCAACTGATATAGTTCCTGCTAGAGCAACAGTAACTTATGTTCAACCTAGCACAACTAACATAACACAAAGTGGTAAGAAGTTTGTAAGAAGCAGTCAGTTTGTGAGATATAAATTACAAGTTGAATATGCACCAATGGGTGTAGATGATTTTAAAAAAATACAAAAGTGTGTTTTAGCGGCACAAGGTCAGAGTCAACCTTTTTACTTTCCATTGAAATATGATGGTAGTAATTATATTTTGATGTCAGATGGTGGTGTTGCACCAAGCACAGTAATGGTAAATGTTACAAAACTTGCAGATAGACAAACAGGACAAAGTATATTTACAGTAGGTGGATTCACACAAAATCAATCAGATGCACTCAAAGATGGTGAGCATATTATTATGACTGGTGAAAATGGAAGTTTGGCAATGGTTGTAAGTGGACATGATGCAAACAATTTTGGTGAAGTAAAATTTAGAATATCACATCCTTCAAATCTAAATTTAGATTTTGGTACAAAGTTTTACAAAAATCCAAGTCATGCTTCTGTAACATTGGCTTCAGATGAATTTGAATATTTTGTAGATGAACAAGAGTTATACTATGTAACTGTTAACTTTGATTTGGATAATTTTAAATAATGGGACAATTACCAGGATTGATAGCAGGCATAGTATTAGATGCTCAGGAACTTAAAACTAGGCAAATAACTGCCTATTATGAATTGATTAAAATTGAAACTAGTACACCTTACTATGTTACAAATGCACCCTTTGATATAAGTTTTGGTGGTAACACATACAAGAGTGCAGGTGCGGCATTGAGTTTTGGTGCAATAGAAAGCAACATTGAATTTCAAGTACCCAGATTGAGTATACAAATTGGTGGTATATATGATATTGCTAATGGTGATATGGAACCACCTTTTATACAAACAGTTCAAAGTTTACAATACATAGACAGACCTGTAACAATATACAGAGGTTATTATTCTCAAGGTCTTACTGTTGCATTGGCTACATTTGAAGTATTCAAAGGTTATATTGATAGTGCAGTTATAAACTATCAACCAAGTGGAACCACTAGTGTAACACTAGAAACAAGCAGTCAATGGGTTAGATTCAGTGATATAAATGGTAGAAGAACAAACACAAACAGTCACAGAGACAAGTTTAGCGGTGCACCAGGCAACATTGATACAGGATTAGATAACTGCAAAGAAGTTATCAAGGAGATTATTTGGAAATGATACAAAGTGATTTAGATAAACTAGGACAGTTCTTGTCAAAAAAAAGACACACACCATTTGAATTGAGTGTTAATGACTGCAACACACTTGCAGTTGAATGGCATGATTTAAGATATGGAACAAACAAATTAGACAACATCAAGGACAAGTATCATACCAATAGACAAAGAATACAATTTGCAAAAGAATACATAAGTGCAGAAACTTGGTTAAAAACAAATGGATATAAACAAGTAAAAACAAAAAAAGAAGGTGATTTTATACTAATGAAACACAAATATTGGAGTGTTGTATACATTTACTTTTTTGGTGTTGCTTACACATTTGAAGAAAACAAAGGTTTGGCTATGATAAATCCAAAAAGTTTTCCCAAAGATCAAATAGAAATATGGAGAAGATAAATGGGTTTTGATCCTATCAGCATCATTACAAAGATAGCAGTACAGTTTGTTGTGAGTAAAGTCTTTGCTAAGAAAGAAGCAAAGAGATTTGGTGGTGGTGGACCTAATCAAAACAGTGGTATAGTTGCAAACAAAAACAGCAGTAATGATGCTATTCCTGTGGTATATGGCAGAAGAAGAATAGGTGGAACCAGAGCATTTGTTGGTAGTAGTGGTTCAGGTGGAACAAATGATTTGAATATGGTTATTATTTTAGCTGAAGGTGAAGTGGGTAATCCACTAAAACTATTTTTCAATGATACACTTGTATGGCACAGTCAAGGTGATGGCGGTAGTGGAGATTCCCTTCTCCCTCTTTCT